AAGGCGTCCCCGGATCGGTGATATCGCTTGGCGAGGCCATGGCCGCATGAGAACACTCCTGTTCGAATGCCAAGGGAACACCTGGAAACCCCGTGCGCGCGTCCGTGCCCGGCGCCGGGCGCGAGACATGAGGGAAAGTCGCGGAACACGATTGCGGATCACGGAGCCGGGAATCACTCCATAGGCCCCTGCGCAACCGACACGCAACCGCCAGATGCGGCCGCCACCCTCGTTCGATTAGAGCCGAGAAAGGGTGCAAGGCCTGTGAATCGGCGTCTAAGTAAAATTTCGCAATGACGAAAGGGTGTTCTGCGGATTTAAAATGGGCGCGTTGCGACCTGCTTGCCATCCGCTTGTCGGTAACCGGGCAGACTCCAATGATGTCTTGCCACGCCAGTTTCATGAGCGCTGTATGAAGACTACAAGCACTTTGTAAGGACAACCTTACAAGGTATTGCAAGTCGAACAGCTACCCTATGTTGGCTATACGGACATTCGGGACGGGCAAACTGTGGGCCTACGCATCATCCTCGCTGACGACCATCCCATTTTTCGCAGCGGCGTGCGCGCGCTGCTGGAGAACGGCAGCAACGCTCACGTCGTCGCCGAAGTCGGCTCGCCCTTCGAGCTGATCGACGCCGTGGAAAAACAACCCTGCGATCTTCTGATTTCCGACTTCAGCATGCCGGGCGGCCAGCTTGCCGATGGCTTGCAGATGTTAGGAATGATCCGACGCCGTCGACCCGACTTGCCCATCGTCGTGTTGACCATGGTGAACAACGGCGGCGTGCTCAAAGCCATCCTCGCCACCGGCGTGCGCGGGCTGATGAGCAAGACGGATGCGCTATCGGAACTCACGCTGGCCGTGCAGGCCGTGTCGCATGGGCGATCGTTCCTCAGCACCAGCATCACCCACCTGATCGACGAGGGTGGCCCCGGCGGACACGCGGACGATCGCCCTGCCCTGTCCAAGCGCGAAACCGAAGTGCTGCGGCTGTTCGCGTCGGGCTTCACCGTCACCGAAATCGCCGGGCAGCTCAACCGCAGCGTCAAGACCATCAGCCGGCAGAAGATGGACGCTATGAACAAGTTGGGGCTGAAGAACGATCTGGACGTGTACGCCTACGCGCGCGAGCACGGCATCCTCGCCTGAGGCCATCCGCGGCCAGGCCGCGGTCATGGCAGGTTGAGGACTTCCACACCCTTGTCGCTGAAGAACGCCAGGCCATCGCCCAGCATGGCGTTGCCCTGCACGATGGCCATGCTGTGCGGCGAGGCATCGGCGATGCGCGCCACATAAGCCGGCGTGAAGATCCGCTTCCATTGGGCGGCCAGCTGCTTCGCGTCGCGGATCCGCTCGTGCCTTTCCGCTCCGTGATTCACGCGCAGCGGAAAATGCACGTAGCGCGCGGCCGATGCGCTGTCGCCCTTGGCCACGGCGGCGCAAAAGCCCTTGGTTCGCGCCTCGAAGGCTTCGTCCGTTTCATCGGTGATGGATTGATACCAATGCCCTTCCGGCGCGGCCGCGAACAGGCCGCCGCCCTGCAGCTTCACCGGCAGGGTGATCTTGCCGTTGCTCCAGTTGCCCTCCAGGCCCACGCTGTTGTCGAAATCCAGCGGCTTGCCATCCTCGCTGCCGTTGCCCACGAAGTGCAGCGTCATCGTGGCGCCCTGCTCGTGCAGGACGAACGTGCCATCGCGCCGTTCGCCCGTCAGCGGAATGTCAGCGAGGTAGCGGAAGTAGTAGTAACGGCTCGGTTCCGGTTGCTGGCCGGCCATGCGGAGGATCAGGCCAATGCGCTGCGGCCCCAGCGTGCCCGTGTACTGCGCCTATTGAAGCGCGTCGGCGCACATGGCGCGCCAAGTCGCCAGCACGCACAGGCAGGCCAGGATCAGGCCCAGTGACATCCGGCGGGCGCGTATTCGCATGGCGGCATCCTTGGCTTCAGGGCTCGGCGGCGTTGGCACTAGCCTAGCCGGCCGCGCATGCCTGCTCCATATCGGATGCCAGCCGCGTCCGCCTTCCCCACACATGGCACGGTCCTTGATTGCCACCTGGCGAAGCATGGCGCCTCGAAGAACAAGAACAAGCATTCGATGGGACCCGCCCGCTGAGCCGTTCCACCATCAACCGCAAGACGTACCGCGAGCGTCAGGGGCGCTCACGCATGAACATGAACTTCAACGTCGTGGACGAGGCGCACCACGAACTTCAAGTGCTTTGCGAAGTCGACCAGCTGCCGGGACGGGTTGCATGGCGTGCCCAGATCTATGGCACTGTAGTGCCCCAGGAGGAGATCAGCGGCGAGGCGGTGGACCAGGACGCGGTTGCCGGACACGTACAGGCCGAGGTGCTCGACCGGGGCATTTTCGCCAAAAGCTGACCTACAGCGTCATGGCGCTGACGAGGAACGACATCCGCCGGTGGCACCTGGGAGAGCGTGCCGGCTGGCTTGAGCTGCCGCACGACCTGTATGAGCGTGGTAATGGCTTTTTCGACCGAACGTGTACTGCTGGCCTGGGTGGAAGACCTGGAGCAAGGGCTTGAAGACCTTGGACGCATCCACCAAAGGCAACGCCACGACGAGCTTCTGAAGGATCTGCTGCCCTCGGCCCAGGGCCTGCTGGCGCTGGCCCGGTCGGAACTGCGCCAGCTGGTGGGCACCGATGTTCCCCTGCTCGACAACGACATGGGCGACATCCGCACCGTCGACAACGTACGGCGGCTATGCAGCCGGCTGCGCCGGGTCTTCCGTACCGATGAAAGCGGTCGCGAATCGACCGACTGAACCACACCACGAAAAGCGCCGCTGGCGTGGCGAACATGCCAGCGCATTCCGCCATGGCGCACGCGTCTCGGGATGACGCAGCGCATCAAGTGCGCAAGTGGTTGAATTGGTGCCCCCGATACGAGACGAGAATGGCTCAACAGCGCCGTTTGAGGGCCTTCGTGGGGAATTTCTGTGCAGTCCCCGCGAATCCGGCGCTTTCCTTACTTCACCGAAAACCGGTCGTACCATAGTGGTGCTGGCGAAAGCTGGCTTTTCCCAAGACCGAGGATCTACGCAATGAAGATCAACCCGAAGACCATCTAGGCCTGGGCCGTTGCACTGTTCGCTGTCGAATAGGCGGCCGATGAAGGGCTCACTGTGCTACGTCACCTTTGGGAGGCGCTGAAGCCATTCCTCCACTGATGGGCCCGCACCACAGGGATGTGGTGCATTTCACTTCTTCTCGGGCAACTCGTGCTGGTAGTAGGCCTACCACCCCATCCTCCCGGGTTTCGGCTCCGCCGGCGGCACCTTTCGCCAGTGGTACTGCGCCCACCGCTCGACATGCGCCATGGCCTTCTCGCGGGTCCGGTAGGGCTGGGAATAGATCGGGATGACCTTGAGGCCCCTTCCCTTGGGCGTGAGGTTCACCTTCCAGGTGCCGTCGATCCGCATATTCACGGAGGCGAAGCAGACCGAGCCGGGCAGCGTGGCCAGCCAGTGGTCGAGCGGCTGACCGCTCATGAACACCTGTTCCCAGTGGACGCGCGGAGGTTCGGACATGACCGCCAGCCTACGCGGGCGGCGTCTCAGGGGGCGGGATCGGTGGCCGGGGTCGGGTCCGGACGAGAGAGGGGGCATGCCCATGCATGCCAGTGTCGTCAGTCCGCCTACCAAGCAAGCGGCGCCCCAAGGCGATGCCTGGCCGCTCGATGCCAAGATATGACAGCGACGCAATCACCACGAGCGCCATCGTCGTCACCGCGCCAAGACACCAATATCGGATAACCGAGCCAGCTGCCCACCCACCCAGAAGTGACGGGGCGAAGAAGCTGCACAGCACCACACCGTGCAACAAGTAGATGCTGTAGCTGGCGTGTCCAAGGCGCATGGCGCCAGTGCACCGCAACAACCCGAACAACGAAGTCCCTGAGGCAATGAGCAGAAAGAATAGGCCGAGCAGCAGTACGCCGACCCCGGAATAAGCAGTATCGCTCAAGCACACGGCAGCAATGACAAACCCTATAGCGATGATGGATCGCACGTAGCCATCTCCTCGCCACCTGGGAAAGGCACGAGCCATCCACGCCGTCAGCATCCCGCACAGAAAGAGCGAGATGAAATAACTCACCGGTCCACTCAGTCCAAGCTTTGTGCATAACGTGAGCGCGATAGCCACAGCGAGCACCGGCCCAGACCAACGTGTCCTGGCGAGGAATGCCGTGACCAGAAGGGACGCATAGAAGCCCCATTCGTACGTCAGAGTCCACGTCATGCCGACCAGCGGCATGGCGCGCGTATCGCCCAGCAGCGGAGGCGGCCCCGGATAGGCGCCGAAGGCCAACCACTTCAGCGCCCCGGCCCATGCCGAAGCGATCGCGCTGGCGAGTCCGCCGTCCGCGCGAGTCAACACGACGGTGATGTATATAGCCATCAGTGCCCAATAGAGCGGCACGATGCGGAAGAAACGGTGGACGTATAGATCAATCCAAGAGATTTTTCCCTTGCGATCGAGAAGCTTCCCCCAAAAAAGATAGCCAGTGATCATGAAGAACACCGACACACCGAAGCTTCCTAGATAGGCGTAGAAGTGCGATGGAGGAAGGGCCACGACGCCGGTTAGGACGGCGGCCCTTCGGATCGACATGTGATGCATGAACACAGCGAGGGCTAGAAAGGTCCTCAGCCCATCAAGGTTCACGTCTCGCCCTGAAGATGCTCCGGGCGCGGGATCAAGTGCACGAAAGGGCCGTGTCGACGCTACGCAGACAGCAAAAGCAACGAGGGCCAGCGAAGGCCATATGGCATAGAACCCATCCATAGACTCTCCCATCATTGGGGAACTATGGATCGGTTCGCGATACTCGTCAACCCGCCGACGGCGGCGTGAACTGCGTGCCGTTATAGGTGTAGCCGACTCCGACCGGGGATCCATCAGGCAACAGGATGGCCTCGGACCCGCTCGGGGGACTCCATTCGTTGCCACCATCCCAAAGGACCGTGTTCACCACTACCCCAGACTCAACGATGGCGTATGTTTCCATTATGCATACTCCCAGATGATGACCACGCCAGGACCGCCAGAACCTCCGGCCAAAGCGGAACCAGACGAATTATTAGCTGCACCGCCTCCTCCAGCTCCGTATGAAACGGCGGCGTTTCCTGCCGCACTACTGCCCACGATTCCCTTGCCTCCACCTCCAAACTGCGAGGCGCATCCAGATCCGGACACCATGGCATTCGTCGCCGCCCCAAACCCAAGGGACGCTGTATTGCTACTGCCATTGATGATGTTGCCACCACTCGCATTGTTCTGGGTGCCCGTCACTTGTCCAAACGATGGCGTTCCATTAGTGACTGCGATCTGTCCTACACCACCGAAGCCACCAGGACACGAAATGAGCGCACCAAACGACGATGTTCCACCTTGAGATCCGTTATTGGCTCCAGCAACACCGCCAGATCCAGCCGATCCTACGGTGATCGTAACGCCTGAGAATCCACTGGTTAGCAGAGACTTGGCGTAACACCCTGATGCGCCACCGCCTGAGGCCACGTACTGGCTCGAGCTTGTAGCCGGCGCCCCACCGCCGCCACCGCCGCCACCTTGTACCTCGACGATGATCGAGTTTGTTCCTGGGGTGGGCGTGTACGTCGTGCTCGACGTGAAGATGCGAGGAGGACCAAGCAGGCGCCCGCCCACAGCCTTCTTCAAGTTGGCCAGCAGCGTGGCCATCGTTCCGTCGTCGGTGGCGTTCTGTCCCGTGTTATCCACGATAAGCTGGGCAAGAACAGCAGCCATAATCGATGACTGCCGCCAGGCCTTATTGCATGCGGCGGATTGAGCCATGCCCGATGAGAAGCCGGCGCCAAGCGCTGCAAGGGCCAGCCAGTCGCTTTGACTGAGGACGTTGGCCCCTGCGCCGCCCGCAAATACCTGGAAATCGTTCGTTGCCATGCTGTTCTTTCTCCAAACAAAAAGGCCGCCCTAAGGCGGCTGCGCAAATGAATATGGGACTTAGCTAGAGTGGTTTTGCCCAGGACCCAGAATCGAACCCTGATACGTAAGGTCCGGTCATGTCGAAGCCGAAGATGGGAGAACCTGTGGAACTTGTGACTATGTATGAGTTCACCAGCACACCCTCAGGCTTAAGCGGTATGTATCCGCCCTTAAGCAGAGCAAGAAGGATGGCTGATGGAATCGTTCCGGACACGCCGATGGTCATCGTCATGTCCTGGTTGTCTTGGATGAAGACGTGTGTTCCGCTTTCGAATATCTGGTTGAGGATGGCCGCCGACGATCCCAGTGTTCCATCCCAATGGTTGGCACCGATCTTGGCTCGTATCAGGGTCCTATACGTGTCGTCATCCAGCAAGGTGACCTCCGTGGATGGATCAAACGGTCCCTGCCAGACCCCCTGGTCGAAGCCGACACCAGTGATATCAAACGAGAAGTAGACGCCCGTCAGTGGTGTATTCACGCGCCGGCTAACACCGACCCACAGGCCGATGATGTCAAGCTGATCGCCGACTGCTTGATCCAGGTCGAATGCCGGTATGAATCCACCTAGCGCGTTCTGCTGATCGACAAAGCACTGCGCCACAGCAGCGACCATGGCGCTGAATTTTGGCTTGTCCGCGTGCTCTGAAGTGATGAGCCCGGTGTACTGCGAGACGTCAGCCATCAGCTCACCGTGAGCGTCACCGCACTAGGCGTGCAGGTGGCGGCCTGGTTAAAGGCCAGGGGTACGTCAGGCGCCCCTGCCCCGCCAGGACCCGTAAGTGTCAGGCTGGTGATGCGGAAGGTATTGCTGTTCGGCACGGCCTTAGCTGCCGCAATAGCGCCATCCCATTCCACCGTGCCTGCAGTGCCGCCACCGATGGCCGTGGCATTCACGTAGGCGGAGACCGCCTGCTGAACTGCTTGACCCACAGTACTGCTATAGCCTGCCAAGGCCTTCATCGTTATGGAAACAGTGATCGCCTGATCCGTCGCCCGGAAGAAGTTGATAGTGATCGGTCGCCCATAGATGTCCGTCACAACGACCGGCGTAGTTCCATAGGTGCCCGCGCCTGGAGTCTTCTTTGTCGCGATGGCATTGGCTATGGCCGTCGCATCTCCGCCGTCGACAACCAACGACATCGAGTGCGAGGGAATGCCATTGCTATCGGTGGACGCCGTGTCGTTCTCGTAGGCCCTTACCCTGGCCACGCCAAGGATCGAAGACACAGCGCCAACAATGCCATCCATGACGGTCAAGGATGGAAGCGCGGTCGAGACCGTTTGTCGATATCGAAGATCGGCATCCGATTCGACCGGGGCACCAGGCACGGCGTCGTAAGGATTTGAGACGCTCTGCCAGCCAAGCGTAGGTGTCTTGATGATGGTCACCGTGCCGGCTGGTGCAGTGATAGCACCGGCCACTGAGCAGGTGGCTGTCACCGTAATTTGACCGCTTGGCGGAATGACAACGACAGCTGGAAGGATCCATTGATTGCTATTGGTATCCTGAGCGATGCCATTATTGATCGTTGACCCAGCCTGTCCTATTAACAGCAGATCGACTGTCGAGTAACTGAACAAGGCTCGCGCGATGCCATTGAGCTTCACGTTTTGGCTGAGCGCGGCCCCTTGAGCCGTGGCCGGACTCATGCTCTGGTAGATCTGGATGGCGGTAGCGTTGGCGTCGCTGATGGCTTGAGCCACGATGGCCAGAAACTGCCCATCCTGACTGTCAGGCTCCAGGTAGACATCGGCACCATAGATACCCTGGTATTGGGCCTGAAGGAAGGCTAGGACATCCGAATAGGCGGGGGCACTGATGCCGGTTGCCGAAAGGGTCGGCGCGGTCGTGGTGATCAAAGCGTGGTCTCCACCGTGGTCTGCCCGTAAATCGTCGATATCGCCGCACTCACGCTAAGCGCGCGCGTATTCGGATCGAGGTTGCTGCTGTAGGAATCCAGGGACAGGACCCCATCGGTTTGGGTGATCTGCTGCTTGATGGCGAAGTCGTAGAGCGAGGTCGTGTACTTGCCGAGGACCTTCGTGCGCCACGGCATGCCGGCGGTCGTATCCAGGAACCATTCACCGGCGAACAGCTCCAGGCGAGTTCTCACAGCCTGAGCCACAGCCTCCGGCTGGTCGCGATAGAAGTCCGACTGACCATGCCCAAAGGTGTAGTCACCGTTGGCATCAAGCTTTCGGTAGCGCACGGATGCCCCCAAAGAAAAGCCCGCCTTTCGGCGGGTTTGTATCACTGCAGATCAGGCCGGTCTTTGGCTAATCGCAAACATTGGTTGTATGTATGCAGGTCGAGTGTCTGCCGGAATCCGGTCTCGTAGTCGCAGCGTTCCCACACCATTTGGCTCACCGATGGGTCGACAAACAACTGGTGCCATGCCTTCCACTCGGCCTTCTGAAAGTCGATGCATCAGTCATAGAGGTGCGGCTTGCCTTCAGCCTTGGCGAGCGTCTCGCACTGACCCTTGATGCCCAGCCAAATGCCATGGAGCTGCGCGTCCGTGTATATGACGTGCTTCTCTTCGGCATGTACTGTTCGGAGGCAGAACGCCATGATGAAAAAGACCAGATATCGAAGTCGCATGTCAGTTCACCGGAGTTGTAACCGCTGTGGCGCCCTGTGCCGTGTGGGTATGGGATTCGTCGATGCGCTTGCCATTGGCCTTCACCTGGCCCGTGAACACCGTATTCCCGTTCACATTGAACCCGCCAGGAGCAACGATGTTCACCTTCTTGGTAACCGGGTCGAGTTCCACATAGGTAAACCCGTCGTCTGATCGAAGCTGCACGGTGGACGTGCTGATCGCTGAGAGCTTCTTCGACTGCGACATCGGGCCGATGTGGCACACCGCATCCGACAAATCGTGCCGTCGAGCATCGTTCGGTGGCTGTACCCCGCCAGACTGCTTCCACCCACCAATGGCGCGGCATGCAAACGATACCCAGCACTCATCGCCGGCGGAAATAGGAAACGTCAGCGTTCCGCCGCCGCCGCGAGGAAAAATCACTGGAACGCCAGAAAGTAGCGGGTAATTGACGCTTTTCGGGGTCTGATCAGGGCCTGAAATTTGCCCCTGAACGCCGAGCTGCACCGTCGCGGTGTTAGTCGTGGCGTCGTATGAAACGATGTATCCAGGGAGAGACGTCCACACTTGGGTGAGCAGGCCATCGATTGCGACGCGGAGCATTTCCTCCTCATCGCTCCAACGCTGGCGACTATCCATTCTCAGGCACCGCTTGAGTGAATCCAGAAGTGAGAGGGGCGGTTCCATCGACTGCGGCACACACGCAATCGGTGTACCAGGTGTTACCGCGCGAATCGCCAGCGTGAACGACCTGGAAGGTCCGGTAGAAGCCGTCCGCATCGAAACTGGGAACGACCTGCGGCAACTGGAACTTGCTGGTAAGCGTCAGTGACGCGACGTCGGCATTGTTCAACTGGATCTTGCTGCCAGCCTTGATGACCGGGTTCAACAGCATACGAACGACCAGACCGCCAATAGTCTGCTGGGGCGTTCCTACCATGCCAGACGAGGCGTTGATCTGTGGCACTGCCCCAGGCAAGTAACCTTTGATCGGAATGAAGTTGAGCTTCCCGTCCTCGATGCTCCAGGTGCAGCCCTGAGAATCCGCCAACGTACGCAGGACATCGCGTGTCTGCCCGTGGACTGTCTTGGCGTCAGGCGCGGGATGGTTCGAGAAGTCCGGCTTGAAACCGGCGGCGATGCCGTACTGCGAAAGGTCCTTGAGGCAGTGCTGATAGATGTCGTCCGCCGTATAGCCTTTGTCGATCGTCCAGCTTGAGGTGGCCCAGCCAAAGGCCTTGTCCCCGTCCTGCGCTTGGATATCGACGAAGGTGTCCGTCGCCGATTCCTTGCCTCGGCGGACCATGGTGATCTCGCCGCTGAATATCTGGGCGATGTTCCCCTCGTAGCCTGCACTGAGTTTTACGGAGGTGAACTCGTTCTGGATCAGCTTGGCCAGTTCGTCGGTGACGTTGAATACCCGCGCCTGCAGAGTCTTCAATGTCTGCACAGTCGCGTTCTTGACCTCGAACCTGACGTGCAGGTTCGAAAGGTCGTAGGCCTGCGCCTGGTTACCGACGATCAGCGATAGCGCGCGTAGGTACTGCTGCGTCACGGTGTCACCGCGTACAGATGGGACTGCGTGCCCAAGTTGTCGTAGGTCGGCACAGCATCAGGATCTCCATCGGTGGCGACCCACAGCTGAAAGCCGAATCCGACGTATCCGTACTGAGCAAGAAGATCGCAGCCGGTCACCAAGGGAATACCCTGGACGAGCGGGTTGCCGTTGGCGTCAGCAATATCCAGCACCCATTCGGACGCAGCATCACGCCAGATCAGCGTAAGCGTGTAAGTGACATTGGCGATAGTCGTCTGGAATGACTGCGCCTGCCCGGAGAGGGGGATCTCGTAAGTCGCCATCTCACCCACCCACGAAGCCGGCAATCGAACTCAGGACGCTTTGCTGAACAGGCTTTGGCTGCACGGTTCCTTTATTCACCACCGGTGCCGTCTGCGCCGGATCGGCCTGGTTTTCGGCGACCACCTGGACCTCGACCACGTTGACAAGGAACACTTCTTTGAACGTGATCGTCACCGCCAGGGCATGCTCAGTCGCCTTGTCGGTGACCTGCTCCAGCGTCTGGATCAGCATGTTGTCGTACGTGCGCTTACCGGTGATCAGCTGAAACGGCTGCCGGTTCTCTTGCAGCATTCGCAGCTGGTCGTAGACGTCCTTTGGATCGGAGCTGAGGATGCCGCCGCTGGTCAGGTTGAAGATCGCGCCGGATTGACTCCATCCGTATCGGGCTGTGACCGTCGATGGAATCTTGTAGGCGTGATCCGTGATGGGTGCGCCGGTCTGGATCGGATGCTCCGTGATGGCCAGCTCGTCGCGCGCACGCTCCTCGATCGTGCACTGAGGAATGATGGTTCCAATGGCACGTCCTGACTTCAGGAAAATGTCCGCCACCTCTCCCGCGACGAGAAGGCCAACCTGCGAAAGGATGCTCACATCGCCGCCGAGGTCTGGAAGTTGCGTACGAGTCGCTGGTTCACCGAATCCTGCTCACGCCCAACGGCGGAGGCTGTTTCCTGAGGATTGGTGGTGCCGTAGACATTGATCGTGGTCTGGGCGCTCAAGTTGGCTCCGGCAGCCTGCTGGTACTGAGCGTCGCTGTAAGGGTTGCGGCCGTTCTCGTGGAGGACGATCGCCTGCATCAGCTTCGCCCTCTCGGCGACATCGTTCAGATGGAGCTGCGCGTCAGGACTTACCCCTAGACGACCCGACACATCAGCCACATAGGCGCCTGTATCGTTCTCGTTCTTCGGTGCATAGGTCGAGATGATCTCGCGCACGGTTTCGAGCCGCTTCTTGCCTGCCGCTGCCGACTGCCCGTTGAAATACAGGCCAAGCTGGTTGCTCAGGGCATTAAGGCCATCTTGTGGCGTGGCATACGACCCGAATGACCCGCCCGGGCCGGTGCGAAGGTTACCGGGGTTGTTCTGACGAATGCCGATAGGCTGTGTCTGGTCGGATCCCTGCGCCGGCGTGGTTTCAGGCTTCCCGTGGTCGTAAGGCTTCCCGGTGATCTGATCCCAGATCTGCGAAGCTGCATGCCCGAACGCCGAAGCGTCTGCCGAGGCCTTTCCAGAGTCTCCCTGGGGAAGCTTGCTGGAAATCCAGTCCGCCGCTGAGCCAAACCAGCCGGACACCGTGTCCCGAGCCCCCTGGGTCTTGTCTATGACCCATTTGAAGGACTTGCTGTCCTCGACAGCGTGGACGACCTTCATGACCCATTCGTAGGCTTCCTTCACCGCCGCGGTAAGGTCATGCCAACCCTCGACGATATGAGGCCACGCGAACTTCGCGATTGCCCACAGATTGTTCAGGCCATCGCCGATTAGGTCGATGCCAGCCTTGGCCAGGTCGATTTCCGGTTTCCACTTGCCCCAATCGATCAGGCTCTTGCCGCCCTCCTTCCAGGTCTTGTAGTCATCCCACAGAAGCGCAATTGCCGCGGCCAGCGCACCGATCCATGCAACTGGCCCGCCCATGATAATGGCGGTTCCAGCCACAATGCCGGCGACCCATTCAGCGACAGTATTGATATTGCTCTTTGTCGAATCGTCCAGCGAGTTCCATCGAAACTCCAGCTCGTTAAGGATGCCAATGACACGTGTGCCGACAACCGTGCCAAGCACCTCGAAGTTCGCCCTCAGGTCGCGCAGCTGAAGGTTGAAGTTGTGCGATAGCTCCGTGGCCTTCGTGACGTCTAGGCCATATCGAGCAAGGATCTGCTTGTAGCGATCGCTGAACTGGTCCGTTCCCTGGATCAGGGCTTGGAGGGTCTTCTCATCGATGCCAAGGACGTTGGCGCGGGCGTAGGCCTGCGCGTACGGCATGTGCCGAAAGACCTTCCCGAGGTCGGTCAGGAGTTCGGTGGTATCGCGCAGCTCACCGTTAGTGTCGCGAGTCTGAATGCCCCACGACTTGAGGAGACTTTCACCGCCTGGGTTGATGCGCAGGAACTTAGCGATAGCCTCGATCGAGGCCTGGGCCGCACCGGCCGAGCTGCCCATTTGATCGGCCGCGAAGCCGATTGCCTTGATGTTCTCGGCGGATGCACGGGTGCGCTGGCTGACGAAGTAGAGGTCTTCCAGACCGTTCGCCATCTTCGACACGGAGGCGAGCACAGCCGTTGCCGTAGCCACTGCGACAGCACCAAGGGCTGCAACCTCCTTGGAGACGTTCTTGACACCATCTGTGAAACGGCGCTCGCCCGAAGAGTCGACCTTAAAGCCCAGGCTGACCAAAAACTCTCGGATCGTCTCGGTGCTCATTTCCTCAGTCGCTCCGCTTTGATCCGGTTCTCTTCCATAACGTCGATAGCGTCATTGGCCCAGGCAATGGCTTCTAGGTCCAGCGAGCCGTCCAGAAGGCTTTCCAAACGGCAATAGCCCTTCGTGACCGGCCGCATTAGCCAGTCCTCGCCGTCATGCAGCTTTGCCCACGCTACGCTGTCGCCGTCGCCTGACTCAGTGGGCCGGCGCTGCCTCCGGGAAAAAAATTACCCAAGTTCTCCTGGATCACCTTCGAAGCAAGCTGGAGCATGACGCTCATGTCGATGTCGTCGAACATCATGGCCTTGGAACTGGACATGACGGGGGCCCACGAGGGGCCCTGCTGACGCCTCACTACGGACAAGCAGGTATCTAGCACGTAGTCGCAGTCGCCATCCGACATCCCGGAAATGGCCTCGGCGATGGGCTGGAGGAACTTCGAGAAGGACTCGGCACCCGCGGCGGAGGCGTCAGCCAGGCCGCCCAGGACGGGCGCCAAGCGGCGAGCGACGTGGAACTGCTGGCGAGCGTTGAGCCTGCCGCTCTGGTAGGTCTGACCGCTGATCTCGAATTCCATTAGTACGTACCCAAGATGGTGTCGATCTTGATGCAGTCAAAAACCCAATCCACCGTGCCGCCATCTTTCGCGTAGGCGATATTTGGCTTCTTCGTGAATGCGACTTCGCGACAGCCATTGTTGTCACCTACGGCGCTACTATTGATCGAGATAATGTTCTGGCCCCAAAGTGACGCGCTCGTGGCCTGGAGGTCATACATCGCCATGAGTTGAGCATTCTTGGGCGACGTCTTAAGCAGACGGATAGTCACCTTGCCTGACTTGTCGGCATGAAGGCTATGCATGCCCTCTCCATCGGCACCAATCGTCATGGTGTTCTTGTCACCAGACATCTCAATAGTGATGCCCTCTTCCGCGACACCAGCGCCAGAGCCCAGATCGAAAGATCCACCAGGGCCAGCAATGGTCGCCTGAATGTCAAGGAAACTATATGCAGACATGGTGACTCCTTAGCGGTTGACGTTGATGATGACGTTGGCGAAATGGACGGCGCCGGCGAGCTTCACGGCGACCTGAGCCGTCGGCGCCTTACGTGCTTCCCGGTCTGCCTGGCTCTGACTCGAAATGGTCGGCATGTAGACGTAGTAGCCCTTGGTAAGGGTCTGGCCCTGCGAAAGGGCACCGAAACCACTGGCATTCCACACGCCGGGAGCGACCAGACCGTTGTTCACGCCTGCCTCGCATCCCTGTTCAATCGCCGCGACGATCTGGTTGGTGCCAGCATCGGTCTGAGGGATCTTGGTCGAACTCGTATAGAGCAGGTTGTAGACGTTGGTCTGGACTTCGTTCTGAAGCCAGTCGAGGCCATGTACTTCGTCGAAGAAGTAGCCATTGGCCATGACGCCCTGCTGGATGATCGCCGTGGAGTTGTTGTAGTTCACGAAGACGTTGCAGTTCTTGGCGGTAAGAGTGGCCGCCTGCGTCTCGTTCAGCGTCTCGGCGGCAACACCGGGCTCCTGCTTGAACTTCAGGGTGATGGTGCTGTTGTTGGCCGTGAAATTGACCGTGAATGCCCGGCCATACAAGGAGGCCACGGCGTACGGGCTACTGGACGAGTATTGCGTGAAGGTGCGTTTGTAATTCAACGCCTGCACCTGCGACGCGATGTCAGTCGTGGCGTTCGTGAGTACGGTCGGATCCTGCGTCGTGATACCGTAGATGCGGCTCTGGGAGGCTGCCTCGATGTAGGCCGCGACGCTGAGGTGATCGGCCGCGACAACAGTGGCATCCGCCACGGTGAGTCCGTACCAATCCCCGAACGGCGCGCAGGCCTGTACTGCGCTCAAAAGGCTTTCAGCGGCGATACCAGCGACAGGGGTCGATGCCACACCCTGGACCAGGCCGAGTAGCGCCGAAATGTCAGTTCCCGAAGCCGGAGCGGAGGCATAGGTCAGCGTCGACGTGGTGCCCGTCGTGGCGCTGGTCACCTCGAACCGCTGGTAGTTGGCGTTCCATACCACCGTAGCTGCTCCAGCCAGGGCGGTCGTCACCGCGGACGCAACGCCGTTCAGGTTGGTCACGGAAGAAAGGTTGATGGCAGAAAGTGACTTCAGCGTGCCATCCACCGTGATTTTCATGCCGCCCGAGGTTACCGCCGTGAAGTTCGACAGTGCCTGCTGAGCAGCAGACAGGGTGCCACCCAGAAGCTGGGCGGAAGTAGGGGTCTTGGCCCAGCGGCCCACGTACAGAACGGAAGGCTGAGGCGACTGCGAGAAGAACAGCGACGCGGCCAGGTACTCTGGTGCCGTGTTGCCGAAGTCCGCGGCAACGCCATCGATACCGCTGTACTGGCGGATGCGGTCCGCCGTATCGATGACTGGCGACGAACCAAGGATCAGGAGAGCGCCGAAGTTGCGAACCGCTGCCGCCAGTGGCGACATGTTCACCGTGACATTGACGACATCGCTGACGGAAAGACCTTGCGACATGGGGATGCTCCGTTAGGCGTGAGTATCCGTGTCGATCTCGAAGGGAGCCGACAGGATGTTGAGAATCGGGTAAGTGCGCTCCACCTTGCGGCGGAACCGGATCTCGACGTCGTAACGCCGGATCCATTGCTGGTTGACCAGTTCGGGCGCCGCGACGGGCTTGCCCACATCGGTTAACGTGATGCCCTGAGGAGTCAGCGCCTCGCGGTTCTGCGCGATGTAGAGTCCGTCGCGCATGACCTTGCAGAAGGACATGGCATTTGGGCCGTAGAAGCTGGCTAGGACGAGCAGCGCTTCATGCACTGCGTAGTCGTCCTGTCCATTTCCAGTGCCATCGTGCACCTCGACCGGATAATCATCCGGGTCGATGTGGGTCACGCCTATGGCGCACCAGTTGACGGATGGCTCAGGCTGCTTCGGCGCTGTCGGCTGCCAGCGCGGCCGAACCATGGCCCCAGGCAGTCCTGTGACACCAACGACGACCTGCTGAAACAGCGCATCAAGCGCCGCGTCTTCCAAAGGCGCAGGGCTACCCGCCGGCAGGATGTATCCGCCGGTCGAGGAATCGTTTGCCATGGATCAGCTGCCAGAGAGTTTGACTGGCGTGCACAGGGCGACGGTGAAACCGGGCCCGTACGTCGTCCAGTCGGAGATGTTGAACACGGTGTACCAGCCGCCATTCCACTGCACGAGGTCAGCGTCCAGTCCGTCTGCCCCGGCGACCAAGGGAAACTTCGAATGCACCATGATTGAGCCGGTGACGTACGAGCCCTCGGGAAAACGTTTGAGGATGTCGCCCTGGTCATTGGTCACGACACCCGAGAACGGCGTGTCCGTCGGCGTGTCCACGGCAATGCCATCGTTGCCCACGGTCTGCGCATTCCGCCGGCACACGAGCGTGCGATCGACGAACTCGCGTGAGTTGAGCACGCGAGTGACGTTCAGACGTGGCATCGGTTACTTCTTCCTGAGGACGTATGTGATGGAGTTCCGTAGGGAGCCGGTATCGATCAGCGGCACCTGACCGGTGCGTCCGCGGCGCCGACGCGCAGCCAGCGTCGATTCGGCCAGTGCCGGGGGAACACCTGCATTGATCGTCGCCTTCACCGAGTTGGACGCCACGATGCCGGCGCGGTGGAGCGCCTTATCGGCTCCCATCGCATTGCCCGACATGGCCGCGTCCGCGCCTTTTTTGAGCTCGTCCGTGGCCGCATCCTGCGCTTTCTCTACGCCAGGCACCAGGAAGGGACGCGCCGGCAGGTTGTTCACTGGTGAGCCGCGCTCCTGGATGTAGCCAATCGTGGCGTTGTTGATGGCTTCGCCATCCTGGCGTTCCGTGGTGGTCGCCGGGATGCCGATCAGAACCTCATTGGATGCCAGCTGCTGGATGGACCGGAGGACGGATGCCACGTTGTCCTTGGTCATCTTCACAGCCATATCAGCAACCGCCGAGTTGCATACCGCCGGAACCGATCATCCGCGCGAACTGGAGGAACTGGACGCCGTAGCGGGTCATGTTCCAGAAGCCGCCATCCGTGAGGGTGACGGCGCTGGCGTCATAGCCCACCGAGACCTTGTCGACCGCCTTGGAGGTGGTCGCGCCCGTCACCTCACCAGGCGTGTTGCCATCGGTGACATCCTCTGCGGCCTGGGCTGCCAGGACAAGGTGATGGCAGGCGAACAATTCCTGCCCGAGCTGCCACCATGCACCCCACCTATCTTCCGGAAGGGTGACAGCGGCAACACCCAGCCACATGTTGACCGCCGAGTCAGGGTACACGGTTGGGTCCGTGAACTCAGGGAAGTCGGTCCGTAGCTGGGAGGCGGGAACGGTCATGCTCAGCTCTTGGCCGGGGTTTTGGAAGCAGCGGCGGCGGCTTTGGTAGAAGCAGCGGCCTCAGCCTCTTCGTCCGTCTGGGTCACCCCTTCCGGAACGTCCGACGAGTGTGCCTTCGTGTACCAGTGCTCGGCAACGTCCTCTTCCAGGCGCTGGATACCGGCCTTGATGGCCTCCTTCACCAACTGACCGTCGCGAACGATGGTCAGGGTGAAGTCCTTCACGATGTTGACGAGTTTGCTGGCCATCAGATGCCATCCACGTAGCCCAGGGTTTCGCCGTACACCACCTCCACCACGCCGAGGCGGCCGAAGTAGGTCGTCAGCTGGTGGATGCCGCGGTATTCCAGCGGAGTGCGCTGCAGCGGGACCAGCGGGAATCGGACCAGGTTGCGGTCGTTGGTGTAGGCCACCATGCGATTCTTGCCCGAGGCGCCGCGGCCGGCCAGCCACTTCAACGGCTGGATGTCGAGTTCACGACCGTTGATGCTATTGCAGATGGAGTTCTTCTTCAGGAACTCTAGGATGGAGATGTTACCTGCCGAGCTGATCAGGGTGCTGACCAGGTAGCTGAACTGGACGGGAGGCAACAGCAGCTTGTCCGGGCAGCGGGCGAAGGCGGAGGTCTGCCATACACCTTCCAGCAGCGTGTTCACATCCTGAAGGATTTGGTTGGGCGTGGTGGTGCCGTTATTCCAGTTGCCGGTCACGGCGTTGGTGGTGGAAACGCCAGCGTTGTTGACCAGGCCGGTGAAGCCCAGGGTCGCGTCGCCGATATAGACCTGTTCATCCACGTCCATGTTGTACTTGAGCTGCATGCCCTCGTACTTCTGCTGATCAACCGGGCGACCGAGCTTCTGGGCGCTTTCCAGTTCGGGGATGGTCCAGCCCAACTGCATGCCCCACAGGGTAAGCGGGTTGGCGGTCTTGCCGATGTCCAGCTGGATGCCGGCGATAACGTTGGCGTCCTTACCGATCCAGCTCTTGCCGTTCGGGGACGGACCACCTGCAGCGGCGAAGCTGGAATTGGTGAAGCTCGACACCTCGTCGGCGATCGAGACGTCTTCACGCAGCTGAATGTCGCGACCCCAGGTCACAGCCGCGAGCGGCATGTGCAGGGTCTGGTCGAGACGCTCCAGCTCGCCGATCAGGAACGAGCCCGAGCTATCGATGGTGGCCGCGTCGAAGGTCATCAGACCGTCGCGCGTGTAGGCGCGCTTCACAGAGCGCGGAAGGATCAGTTCTTTCATGTGTTCGGTCTCCGAAACGCGCCCACAAAAAAACCGCCCGAAGGCGGTTTCAGTGCGTGGCAGCTTGTGGGTGGGATCAGATGTTGTAGGCGATCTCGACATTACCCGAGGCATCAGCGGCACCCATGAAGGTGCAGTTGGCTACCTGGATCGTGTTGGTCGTATCGGAAGCGGCCTCGATGCCGCCAATCGGCTTGCCCGCCGAGGCATTCGCCACGCGGACATAGACCGTGCCGCTCAGCGCGGCCGTGCCGGCGTTGAGCTGCACAGTGGCGTAGCCTCGACGGAGAGCATTGGCCGGGCCACTGGTCGGCGGAACGGCGGTGCCCACGCCTTCCTGACTGGAGTTGGCCGGGAAGGGCTTCACCAGCAGGCAGTAGATGGCCGTGGCGACATCGCCAGCCCCGATGGGCTGCAGCTTGCCGTTGACGATCTTGCCGAACAGGCCGAAGGCCGAGAACGGAGCGGCGGAATCGAACGGGACCGTCTCGATGGTCTTGTTCTCTTCACGGGAAACCATGCCGGGAATGCCCGACGGCATGCGGTACAGGTAAGCAGTCATAGTCGGTGATTCCTCAGCGCTTGGCGTAGAACTCGCGGTTCTTCGCGTTGATGTCGGAGACAGTGGTGGTGCGACCGAAGTCGCGAGTGGTCAGGCTTGCCTTGTGCGTTCCATCGTTGTTCCTGGCGCGCATCAGGTTGGCGGCGCCGACGAATGCGGCGTTCAGGACAGGCAGCGGCAGGCGACCGAAGTCAGCCTTATGGCTTCCCAGGAAGGGATCGATCGCAGCACGACCTGCGTCGGTCTGGTAGGCCGCATCTAGGGCCTTGCGCTGGCACTTGCACAGCGACAGAGCGCGCTGGGCGTCCGTGGTCTTGGCATCGAAGGTCGGAAGCTTGGTGCCCGGAGCAAGGATCTCGGCCAGGGCCGGAATGTTCTTTGCGCTGTCGCCCGTATAGAGCTTCACGCCAGCGTCGCTGAGCTTGCCAGCCTGTTCGGCTTCGATGACGGTGTCCATGGTGCCGTCGGGGTCTTCCGGATTTCCCTCCTCTTCATCCTCAACCTTCTTCTTGAGCTCCTGAAGGTCGGCATCCATGGCAGTCAGCTTGTCGAGCACCTTCTTGAGGCTGTCCTCGGTCTTCGACTCTCGCTCCTTCTTCTCCCGAGCCTCGCGCTCTTCCTCGGACTCGTCTTCGTCCTTGACCTCGGAGGCGATCTTCTCGATCTCCTTCTCGTCACCGGTCTTGAACGCCGCCATCAGGCGGTCCTTCCACGACTTCTTCTTCAGTACAGGCATGTCTTGATCTCCGATTGCGCACCGCGGGCCGCAACGGCCTCGTTCAACCAGTGCGACGTGGTTGCCTAGGATGTTGCGCTGTGCCGCGCGCCCCGGTTGCTGCTGTTCGTAGTCGGCTTCGTAGCCGTTGCTCACTTCTTCGATGCCGTCCTTTTGGATGGCATCAATGGCCCTGCGATCAGTGATCAACAGGTCGGCCAACATGAGGTCGTCCTCAATGCCGGCGCCGCGCCGCACATTGGACATGGTTCCAACGGCGTGCTGCTTGATGTTGTCGGGTGTGACGAACTCGTCGGGATGGCCTAGCGTTACCGGCTTGCCCTCGAAGCTGGCGATGGTCTCCGGGCGAAACAGGTCTTCCGCACCTCGCGACACCCGGATCAGCTTGTCCGGTCCGCCAAGGATGGCCTCGCCGTCATCGCCAGCAATCTCGCCCTCGGCGTAGAGCATCTCGCCCGTGCGAGCCACCGGCACGTCCAGGCACAGCAGATAGCCCTCGGGCGTCAGCGAGCGCTTCTCGCCGAGTTTCGACACGGTGTAGTAGCGCGAGTGACCAGCGCCGTCGAAGTCCGTTGTCTTACGGGCTTCCTTGTAGGCAATGGCCTCGGCCTGGTCAGGCTCGTGCCCGGCCGCGATCAGCTCCTTGATGTTGGCCTCGATGACCGACTTGGAGCTGCCTTTCTTCAGGGGCATATGAAATATGCGGGCTCCGCCCCCGCTCGCAGGCTTGTGTACCTGGCCAGACTCTTTTCACTCTGGAAGCACAGGCTCCGGATAGCATCGGCATCCATAGATGCAGCCTGCATGCGCTCGCCGACCCGTTCGCCTATCTGCAATAGGCGGCTGGTTCCAGGGGATGAACTTTCCGTCTAGAACCTTGTGGTCTGGACGGACATCACTGTCATGCGAGGTTCGCCAGAAATAACCAGGCGATCCGATATGAACCGCCCTCGCTTCGGTCAGGGTAGAGGCTGTCCGAGACACTTCAGTCTGCGCGATCAGGTTGGCCCGGCTCGTCGCCACCTCTCCCGACCGCCCAATCTCTTTGGCGATCTCGCTGGCCCGGGTCGAATCCTCCAGACCCTTGATCGTCAGCTCGTGCACCCGCTGCGCCGCGTCCAAGGGAATGGACTTGATCAGCGTGACCTGCTCGTTCAACAGCGCCTGGAACAGCTCACCGGTGGGCGCGGTCTGAATCTCCCGACGCAACTCCCGGCTCATCTCGCCGGCGAGCTCAGCCCAGGCCATGCGGTCCCTCACATCGACCTCGACCAGCATTCGTGACGCCGTCCGGGTTGCCCACCCGGTCAGCGCCTCCGAATACCGCTGCAACATGTCCGTGATGGTCGGGACGACCGTCGGATCACCCGCAGGAAAGGCATCGATCAGATGCCCGACTTGGCGCGCTACACGCCTAAGCTGCGCGGCGTACTGGGTCTCCGCTTTCCGGCTTCGTACCTTCCCCCGACTCTTCTTGCGATCCGTCGCCCGCATCCTTTTCAGTGGGGTCCGGAAGAGCATCTTCAGCCTCGTTGATCAGGTCATCGGTGATGTTGGTCCAGATGCCCGTCACCTCGCTGGACTGCTTTAGCTCCGACAAGGCGGTCTTCTGGCTAACCAGGCCGGCGTCGTAGGCATCCAGCACGCTCGCCGTCGTCTTCTGGGCGATATCTGCCTTGTCCGCGTCCGACTGTTGCTCAAGCGAGTTGAACTCGAAACCAAAGTCTTTCGGCGGAGCCATGCCAAGCTCGGACCGACACACAACGTCCAACAGTTTGGTGACACCGGGACGAAGGCGCCGCTCCTGCTTGGAGCCGACACTCTCGTGGTACTGCTTCATCTCGCCGTCACCGGTCGAGTTCATCCCCGTGGGCGACTGACCGAACAAGCGGGTAAGCGGCGTCTCTGCCGCGCCAGACAGCTGCTGGCCGAACTGCGTGAGCATGTCGGCGAGTCCAGCGAACGTGTACTGGTGCGCGTCGAAGTCGTCCTTCGCGTCAATGAGTGTCAGCCCCTCATTGCTCTGGAACCGGCGGATCATCTCCACGTTCTTGGCCAGGGCTTCGAGCGCCGGGCCACCCATCGCGATCACCTCGCGCAGGCCTTCCACCTTGATGGTGCGCAGATGAGCCTTGTAGACCAGCTGCGCTGCGCCCTGGGTCGTGCTGTCGAACGCCACGAGGCGGTCGAATAGGCGCTCCAAAACCGACTGGCCCCAGAGGTTCTCGGCGATCTTCTGCCAGTACGGCAGATCCACACCATCCACGCGAATGACGCGGCTGTGGTGGATACGCTGGCGAGTCAACGCCATGGCGTCCGCCACCACGTCATAGAACTGCGGCAAGCCGAAGTCCGGACCGTATTCCTGTACCAGCAGATGCAGCGTGGGCTGGACTAGCCAGCGATCAAGGACCAGCAAGCCCTTGAACTGCCCCGGACCGATCGAGTCCAGGTTGAGCGGCGTATCCAGCTTCTGGCCGTCGATCAGCATCACGGCAATGGAGCCGCCATACAGGCGGGCCCACTTGATGTTGTCGCACAGCCGATCCCACAACTGCATCCGCTCGAAGGCAGCGTGGATCTTGGTCTGGTCCTCCGGGCTCAGTGACGTGTTCAGGTCAATGCCTGCGCGCGTCATGTCCTCGGCGATGCAGTCCACCACCGCGCCGACGATCCAGCTCGAGCGATACATCGCTTCGATCTGAACGCGGTTACGGCTGATATAGTCGAACTGATAGCTCGACCCGGACGACTGGTTGTTCGTGCCAATGCCAACCCTAGCTTCGAAGTTGGCGAAGCTGTCGCCAACCATGAAGCGCTTGCCGGACTGGGCCAATGCCTGCGCCTGAACCTTGGCGACCTGATTTCGACGCTGCCGGTTCTTGCTCATGCCGCTAGCCTGGTCCATACATCCAGCGCGCTGGCGCCAGGGTTGAATTTGATCATCACGGAGTCGGCCAGGTTCGGCGATCGCGTGCCTTCCGGCGCCTTATCGATCACGATCTTGCCCACTCCGTTGATGGTGTAGGTCGGCTGCGACAGCTCCATAATCAGCTTCTGCAGCAACGGCAGTCGGCTGGAAATGGAAATGATGCTGTCCGGGTCGACCGCCATGCCCTCGACGACGGCGCGATAGGTCTGCTGGAACCGAAGCCGCAGCGCCCACCAAGACTGTGCCTTGCGGTTGGCGAATAGGTCCTTGTTCTTCCGCTTCTGGACCATTTCGCCATCGGGGTCGTGCACCTCGCCCGATCCACGGAAGGGTTCAGCGCGCCGCTGCGGTTCCCCGCGCTCACGCCTACCTTCATTGATCACTCGTGCATCGCCTCGCGCGCCGGCACCGAGGCCGTCTGCGTCGTAGTCGAATACCGGATAGTCGTTGGCATCGCACAGGAGGAAGGCCTTCTGCACGGTCTCGAAGATGTCGCCGCCCTTGCCTGACCACTCCTCCAGCACATCCAGCAGGATGCCCTGGCCGCCGGCGAAGGCGTTCTTGTCGTGCCCTTCGTCTGCCACGTCGAGCGCGCCGCGGCTGAGTCCCGTGATGGGAATGCCCAGCTTGAGATGTGCGTCGATCGCAGCTTGCACCCAGGCCGAAGGGATCACTACGCCCTCCACTGAGGCCGCGTAGTCGATATCCACTTCCTGGGCCAGCGTTACCGGGTCCAGCTTGTTCCGTTGTGTCTCGTACCAGGCCTCATCCTTGCGCGGGTCGTCGCGCCAGTGGAACGTGAAGACCTTGGTCTTGCCGCTGAACCGTCGATTGGCGAACGAGTTGCCGCGACCGTTCGGCGTGGATATGTCCTGACGGCAATTCGTCGTCGCAGAGAGCGACGCATCCACCAGCTGCGGCCGAGCCAGGAAGGCCGACTCGTCCACGATGTAGAAGCTCGAGCGACCGCCGCGGCCGATACCATCACCTGCCTCGCCCGTCATGATCGAGCCAGTCTCCGGGAACTGGATCTTCATGTACGAGGCATGCGCGCCGCGCTGCCAGCTGCCGCGGAACTCCACCGGCAGTCCAGCCAGAAACATCCTGGCTTTCTCGAACAGAGAGTCCGGGTCGCCAATGACGTCGACGTATTCCTCCTTGCGCGATCCACATCCCACGGTGATCTGTGGACGGAACAGGCAGATCGTGCAGGCCAGCGCCATCGTGAGCCACGACATACCCATGTCGCGGGTCTTCTCGGTGATGCCGTTCTCCTGGTTAACCCAGCGCTCCAAGAACCATGTCACCCACTCCTCCTGTTTCGGGAACAGGAGAAAGGGGATGGTCGATGGCAGTCCGCGCTCGGGGTTTCGCGGGTCGAACGTGACACCCCAGTCGATGATGAACTGCGCCGGGTTGTCTCGGTAGAACGCCTTCAGTGCGGGCAGCTTGTCGGGCTGCTCGCGGATCCGCCGCAGCCGCTCCATCCGCCATTCGAACACCTGGACGTAGTCCGGGTTCTTGAAGTCGAACGGGAACGGGATCGGCATTAACTGTTGCCGGCCATCAGCTCCTGGTAGGCCTTGGCCGCCTCAATCGGGTCAGTGGGCATCGCCGCGCTCGGCGGGAGGGTGACCTCCACCTTCTTCGGATCAGCGATGTTGTAGGCCTCGCGCTCAAGCGTGATCAGCTTGTGCAGCGTGTCGCCTAGGTCTTTCATGGTCTTGGTGCGGCCTGGAAGGCTGGTGACAGCCCGGTAAAGGTCCATCATCTTGTCGGGCAACGCGATCTGGTCATCGTCACTACCGCCTGACAGAAGCTCGGCCACCTTCGCGAACAGTTCGCGGTCCGTGGTCTGCGCTTCCAGCTCGGCCAGCAGGTTCATGGCGAGCGTGCGCGCCCGGCCAATGTCCTTGCGGTGAGCCAGTCGAACGTTGGCGATGACCTCGGCGTTGGCCTCGATGATCGCCCTATCGGTTTCCGCTCTCTCAGTGGAAACCTGGGCGGAAACCTCCCGCTTGGAAACCAGCGCTTCGGCCTTCGCCTTGATCTTGGCGGACAGGTCGCGATCCCAGCCTTCAGCCTTTGCGCGCTTGTTGATCGCTGTGTGAGAGATGCCGTGGGTGGCGGCTATCTCGCGAACCGACAGGAGGCCAGCGCGGTAATCCGCTTCGATGCGCTCCCAATCAGTGGCTTTCTTTGCCTCAGCCATACATCACTTGCCCAGCGACCGAATCGCATCCAACTGCTTGTTGCACGTGATCAGGGCGTCCTTGCGAGCCCGGGCTACCCTCACGGCCTCAGCCACCGTGCGCGCCTTGGGCTGATCGATGGGGCATGGGGTCGTCAGGTCGTCGGGAACGGACACGTACTTGGTGACCGTTTGAGTCACAACATGCGGAGTCACTGGCTCCTGCTTCACCGGTGCGCAGCCGAACAGGGCCAGCAGGACGAAGCAGACCGCCAGCAGAATCAGGGTGCGAAGGATCCAGTGCACGGTCAGTAGTCGCTCAGGGCGGGGCATAGTTCCTCCTTCAGCGTGCCTGCGCAGGCTGGGGTGGTGGATGCCTGTTTGAACTTGGCCTGCCAGGCGGCGGCATCGGACTGGGCGGATGCCTTGTCCTTACTCAGCTGCTCGATGGCGGCTTCGACTTGCCCCTGTTGGATAGCGGCGTTCTGTTGCTCTAGCGCAGCATTGGCGTTCACCTGCTGGAGCGCCTGCGCGGATGCAGCTACCTGGGCCAGTGCTTCGCCGCGCGCCGAGTTCGCCGCATCGATCGACTTCTGGTCAACCTGTTCCTGGTGAGCGACGCCCGAGGCATAGCCGGCGTGGTGCGCATACCATCCGCCGCCGAGCAGGCACAGCGCGACGACGACCAGGACGCCGGCGTAGACGTACAGCTTGACCGGGATCATTTGCTCTCCGGAGGCGGTACGGTCGGCGTGATCGTGGTCGCCAGGCTAGACTGCTGGACAACCCTTGCCACCGCCGCTGCAACTGAGCTGGTAAGCGTACCGCCTGCCATGGCCAACTTGGCCCAGGACGGAATGGCCGGTAGCCAGTCGGCGGGCAATGCAGCGTAGGCCGTCGCCAGAGCGCCGAATACTGCCGACAGAATGGCAAAGCGAATCGACCAGAGGCGGTGCCACTGGCGAGCGTTCGTGATCAGTTCCATCAGCGGAGCCTCTTCACGCTCTGGATCTCGTGGATGTCCTGGGTGTTTCGCTCGGTCTGGACCTTGAGCTCGGCCATCTGACGCGTGAGCCCGGGGACATCGGCAAGCTGAGTGCTCAATGTCTGAAGCTGGGCATTGGTGACAGCCTGGGCGGTGACAACCTTGTTCATGGTGTCAGCCTGGGTCTGCAGCCGGTTGTCGAAGTTGTGGAACACCCAGCCGAGAAGGAACACGAGGAGGGCCGTGAGCCCTCCTGCCACCAACTTTTCCACCGGCCCGAGCCGTAAGTGGAGATGGCCATCGGAACTATTGGTCAGGTCCATAGCTTCTGGCACCGTCATGGAGCCACCGCGGCCTGCGCGGCGATGTAATGGCTAGGCCAGTAATCCGGATGGGGCCTACCGGGGCGCCAGTTGCGCTGGTAGTAAGCCCAGGAGACCTGGATATCGCCCACGGATGGCAGTGGCGCAGAGTCCGAATACAGAAGCAGTCGGGCGAACGCGCAGGCCAGCAGGTCGTCCGTTAGGAGCGCGGCGTAGACGTCACTCTCGACGGGCGCAACAGCCCGAAGCTGGCACACGCTCTTGGCGTAGGCGGAGGTGACCGGATGCGTCAGCACCCCACGGACACCCCCGCCCTGTTCGAACTGCCAGTAGCCACGAGCCGGGCCGCCCACCTGCTGGCGATAGGAGAACCCGGACTCCTGCATGCCGATGGCAGCAAGCATCACGCGTGCAGGCAAGCCATCGAACTTGGCGGGATGAACCGCCCCGTGTTCCGTGGAGGCTGTTTGGTTTAAGTCAGGCCTCCACGGTGGCTGCCTGACTGGCGAGTTGCCGGTAGTAGTTTGCCTCGGCCTCTGCCGGTGGGATATAGCCGAT